GCCCAAGCCGCTGCCGCTGCACAAGCTGCCGCTGCGGCGCAAGCTGTAATCGATGCAGCTGCTGCGCAATCGGCCGCGGCATCGCTGGCGACCGCGCAGCAAGACGCACAGGCTGCGCAGGACGCCGCACAAGCCGCCGCGCGCCAAGCGCAGGCCGATGCTGACGCCGCTGCGCTCGCAGCCGCCCAGGCGCCTGCTACCACCACCTACGCCTCCGGCGGCATCGTTGATGCGCCGGCCGGCGTCGTTGGCGAGTCCGCCTCGGAGCTGGGCGATGCAATCGTCACGTCGTCGGCAGCAGCCGCGTCAGCCACCGCGTCGGTTTCCGATCTGGCCGCCGCCCTGGTCGCCGCTCAAGCCCACCAGTCGGAAGACGCTGCCGCTGATGCCGCCGCTGTCGTCGCCGCACAGGCCGCGCTCGACGCCGCCACGCTGGCCGCATCGAGCGCACCAGCCGCGTAAGCACCGCACCACCCTTCCCCTTTGGCCCACAGCACCAGGAGCAGCAAATGATCGTCACCAACAGCCCGTTCGACCTCGTACCCACAGTCCGCGTCCGCGACAAATCGGTCGAGGGCGGATCACGCATCATCAACCGCTCCGACTTGACCACCAGCGACCTCATCATCGAAGACGAGGCCGAGGAAGGCGCTGAAGATGCGCCAGTAACCGGCAAGGGCAAGAAGGCCAAAGGGGAATGATCCATGAGCATCATCGTTGAAACCGGCACCGGCGACGCGGCAGCCGAGAGCTACGCGGCCGTCGCCGACGCCGACCTGTACCACGCCAACCGCGGCAATGTGGCATGGGCCGCGCTGACCACGACCGTCAAGGAACAGATGCTGCGCCTGGCCTCCGACTACATGGTCGAGGCCTATCGTGGGCGTTGGAAGGGCTATCGCTCGCAGACCTTGCAGGCGCTGGACTGGCCTCGCAAGTCCGTGATCCTCACTGATATGTCGATCAACTACCAGATCCCGTTTTACCAAATCCCGGCCGAGGTCATCAACGCCCAGGTGGAGCTGGCGCTTCGCGCGGCGGTGCTCGGCGCCGGCACGCTGGCGCCCGATCTGGAGCAAGGCGTCGTGTCCGAATCCGTGTCCGGCATTGGCACCGTGTACGACCGCTTCTCGCCCCAGTACACGCGCTATCGCCAGGTCGACATGATGCTGCGCCACCTGCTGGCGTCGAGCGGCGCCATGACGCAGCTGGGCCGGTCATGAGCTTCGACCAACGCATGCAGCAGACCGCGCTGCGCCTCATCAACAAGCGCGGCAAGAGCATCGTCTACACGGCCATCACGGCCGGCGTGCAGGACGAGGCCGCCGGCGGCGCTGTGCCGACCACCGTGTCCACGCCCATCAAGGCCGTGGTGAAGAACTCCGGCGGCAAAGACCTCATCAACGGCACGCTGGTGGAGCGGAGCGGCAAGAGCGTGCTGATTGCCGCGCTGTCCCTGCCGACGCCGCCGGCGCCGAACGACAGCCTGACGCTCGACGGCGAAACCTTTCTGGTCAGCGCCGCCAGCGCCACCTACGCCGGCGAGCTGCCGGCCACCTACACGCTGCAAGCGACCAAGGGATAATGGCTACCAATTTTGCGCTGGACCTGCGCGCGCTCTGCGCAAAAGTGGCCGACAAGGCCGACGTCGTGGCGCGCAAGAGCGTGCTGGCCGTCGGCACCAGCCTGGTGCTCAAGTCGCCCGTCGGCGATCCGAGCTTGTGGAAGGATAATCCGCCGGCCGGCTACGTGGGCGGCCGATTCCGCGCGAACTGGCAGCACGGCATGGGTGAGCCGGCGCCGGGCACCATCGACACGACCGACGCCGACGGCGGCGAGACGATTGGAAACCTCAGCACGCAGATCGACAGCGGCGAAGCGGCCGGCATCCACTACATCACCAACAACCTGCCGTATGCGCAGGCGCTGGAATACGGCCACTCGACGCAGGCGCCGTCCGGCATGGTCGGCATCACCGTCGTGGAGTTCGAGCAGTATGTCGCGCAGGCCGTGCAGGAATCCACATGAGCAAGCGGAAAATCCGGGCCGCCCTGGCGCTGCAACTGCAAACAGTCGTCCCGTCGATCCCGACTGTTCACGAAAACGCGGGATACACGCCGGTGGCCGGCGCGCCGTATCAACGCACCATGCTGATGCCTGCCGAGTCCGCTAACCCGTCCTACAGCGACAACCTTGAGCGCGCGACCGGCATCTATCAGGTGCTGCTGTGCTACCCGAATATCATATCCAATGGAGGTATTCAAGGCACCAGCCCGGCCGAGACTCAGGCCGACTTGGTGAAGGCGGCATTCCCGCGCGGCGCCTCCTTCACGTTCGGTGGAATCACTGTGCAGATTGACCGAACTCCGACTATAGCCACTGCTATCATTGCCGGTGACAGATATTGCGTGCCAGTTCGAATACGGTATTTCGCCAACATCCAACCTTGACGGCCTTTTGCCGGTTTTTTTTACGCCCATAACGAATATCTTTTAGGTATGTTTACATACCTTATAGATCGTCATGTGCAGCACTCGCCCGGCTCTGCCGCGCGCATTTGAAAGGATCATCCATGACAATCGCAACTGGCATTGCCAAGCAGGTACGCTTCCAAAAAGAAGTGACCATGAACGTCGCTCCCGTGCAGACCGGCGGCCAACTGCTGCGCCGTACGTCCAGCAATCTCGACCTGAAAAAAGCCACCTACCAGTCCAAAGAGCTGCGCCCCGATTACCAGATCGCCGACTTCCGCCATGGTGGCCGCTCCGCTGACGGCACCATTTCCGGCGAGCTGTCCGTCGGCACCTACGGCGCTTTCATGGCAACCGTGCTGCGCCAAGCCTGGCAGGCTGTTGTCACCACCGGCCCCGTGGCCCTGCTGTCGATCGCGCCCACCACCGGACTGCAGGGCACCATCACCACCACCGGCACGTCGTTCCTGACGCTGGGCTTCAAACTCGGCGACGTGGTACGCATGACAGGCTGGGCCACAACCGGCGTCACCGCGAACGCGCGCAACTTCTGGATCACCGCCCTGACCGCCACCGTGATGACCGGCCAGTTCCTCGACGGCGTGACGCCGGTCCCGACCAAGATCGCCGGCGACAACGTGACGCTGGTTCAGGCCGGCAAAAAGACCTGGGCGAACGCCGTCGCCGGCACGCAGACCAACGACAGCTACAGCATCGAGCACTGGTTCAGCGACATCCTGCTGTCCGAACTGTTCACCGGCTGCCGCGTTTCCGACATGGACATCAAGCTTCCGGCCACCGGCATGGCGACCATCGATATCGGCATGATGGGCACCGACATGCAGCGCAACCTGGGCGGCGTCGGCGTGGCGTACTTCACCACGCCGGCCCCGGTCAGCACCGGCGGCATTCTGGCTGCCGTCAATGGCGCGCTGTTCATGAACGGCGTGCAGCTGGGCCTTGTAACGGGCATGGACGTGAAGATCAGCGCCAGCATGACGACCGGCGACGTGGTGGCGAAGAACACGCGGCCCGATATCTTCGCCGGCTCGATGCAGATCAGCGGCCAGCTCACCGTCTACCTGCAAGACGCCACGCTGCGCGACCTGTTCGTGGACGAGGTGGAATGCGCGCTGCGCATGGCCTTCACCACCAGCAACGCCGCCAACGCCGACTTCATCGGCATCACGATGGACCGCATCAAGGTTGGCGGCGCGTCGAAGGACGACGGTGAGAAGGGCCTGATTATGACCATGCCGTACACCGCGCTGTTGAACATTTACGGCGGCGCCGGCACCAGCACGCAATACACCACCCTGTCCATCCAGGACTCCACCACCTAAGCATCGCAACCCAGCACCGGGCATCCGCTCGGCGCCACTACATCGGAGCAATAACAGCATGAAAACCATCGAAACCGCAGCAGTCACCACCTTGTCCATCGGCGCACTGAACCTGGGCACCAAGTGCGAACAGGAATTCGAATTCGAATATGTGAACGGCAAGGGCAAGGGCACGGGCGTCTTCATTACGGTGCTGGGCAGCCAGGCGCCGAAGGTGCGCGACTGGGTGCGCAAGTCGCTGAACAGCCGCCGCTCTGCCGAGCAGATGCAGACCAAGCGCGGCAAGGACGTGGTGCGCACCGTCGAGGACGATGAAGAATTCAGCGAAGAAGGCGCGGCGATCCGCATGACCGGCTGGCGCGGCATCACCGAAGAATTCAACTTCGCCAACGCGCTGCAGCTGGCGAGCATCAATTCGGAAATCCGCGACCAGGTGTTCGCCGCCAGCAACGACCTCGCAAATTTTACGAAGGCCTAATCGCCGAGCTGCTGGTCTTCGCCGACAATCAGTTCAAGCTCGGCGAAGACCAGGGCGATGGCGCGACGCTGCGCAGCCACCTGCTGAGCGTCAAGCGGCAGACGGGCCAGAACCCGCAAGAGCTGGACGACCTGCTCGCCACGCCCTGCCCTGACCTGCTGGAGCACGTTTGGACGATGTTCACGGAGCTGAACCAGTCGCGCACCAGCAACGGCTTCGGGGCGAATCCGATCAGCTATTCAGAAATGCACGCTTGGTCGGAACTGACCGAGCAGCGCCCGACGGCCTCCGAGGTGGCCGCCATCAAAAA